AGCAGCGACTCCAAAAAACGTTTCATGGATAATGCCTGAATCTAGCACGGTGCATATTGACTGATTTCATGTTTCGGAGATTGCCTTCCGAGATACGACGACTGATATGGGACTATGTTCCCGAGGAGTGGGCGAATATGAATAGGCCTTTTTGAGGTCGATCTTATAGTCAAAAGGCTCAGGGTGGAATTACAACAGGTACATCGGACACTTCCATCCGCTTTCCACATTCAATATCTGCAAAAGTATGGATGTTGCAGCGGCCTGATTACCATCAACGGATGTGTATTTCTGACGAGATCGGAGCAGGAACTCTTACAAAAACTTATTCAGTTGGATCCTTCTACTGGATTTTATGGATATATTGTCTGCGACTGCGGATCTATTTTGGATGTTTACGTGGACGCATTTTTCTATTATGAAAGAAAGACTTGTTGTATGGGTTGCTGATATTGTCCCGCGCGATTAAAATAACTTTCGACATGCAATACGAGGATTTGGACGATAATCTTTTGGTTGTCTGCTGGAGTTTTGTTCCGAACTACCGAATACTACCAAGTATCAGTAAACGGCACCTTCAGCTTTTCGGGTCCATACGACCCAAAAACAAACTTTCGTCGGGGGCGCGGCTTTTCTGGGAAAGGAGAACACGGCGGCATGTTTTCAGAGCACGACCCCTGATACCCAAACACTTTATTTATCCCGTTCCTGATTTGGAAATTCTTCAAATTTCAGACTTTGAATTCCGATTTCCCTATTTGGAAAATGGAAAAAGGATTACTTGCATTCGATTTACGTGGACCGAACTCGGAGTAAGAGTATATGCTTGTTCATGCCGTTATTCAGAATGCAAGGGTATGTGCTACGACTCGAATTCATTGTCAGAACAAAAAGAGTACATTTCGGAGACTAACGTAATTAAAATAATGGCACAACTTGTTGCTTGATTAAAGTTTAATGCTTGGAGTTCTATTGAGTATTCAATGTTGAAAAACAATGGAAAGTTAGAATCTTGTGATTCAGTCACGCCTGCCGAACCAGACGACATATGCCAATTATCGAGCGCAAAAATAAAAAACTTTGTTTTCTGAACTTTAACTCAGGCATATTTCCACCTTTTTGTTTTCTTGACCACAACTTGGGATTTTTTTCACTTTTTGGTTTTCGGATAATGTATTTGTGTACCGTTCTCGTTTGAGAATGGCGCCCTGACAAAAACGGCAAAGCTCTTGTGAGCCAAATTAGGAGAGTGTTACAATGTCAAAGAAAATGGAAAAACGGTAAAATCTCTCTGCCAAAACAGCAGGATTCGCTCACGTGCACATCGTCCAAACTTTTTGGACCTCAGCCCATTTTTAAAAATGAAAATGAAAAAACATTCAATGTCGATTTGTAATTTCTTATTTTTCAAAAAGTCGGACCAAACTTTTTGCTAAAAATTGAACAATTTTAGATTGGTGAATTTTTAATTATTTTTCTAGTCAATTATCAATAGGTTGAGCGCCAAAATAAAAAACTATGTTTTCTAAACTTTACCATTGTAATTTTTTCACTTTTTTGTTTTCGGATAGTGTATTTGTGTACCGTTCTCGTTTGAGAATGGCGCCCTGAAAAAAACGGTAAAGCTCATGTGAGCCAAATTAGGAGAGTGTTACAATGTCAAAAAAAATGGAAAAACGGTAAAATCATGCGTTTGGGGGTTTCTATACGTTTATTAAACCAAAAAAGACGATATCTTTTCTTTCAACCAACTCTCATACTTGATTGGATAAAACTTGACGAGACAATACGCGCCATCAACATATCTCCGAAACATCGGAGGTTCCTGCTGAAACGTCTCGCGATACTCCTTGGCAATATGTCTTCCTAGACGAGAAAGAAGACGAGGCGTGGGTATCTGTCCCATATTCTGAAGAATGTCTGAAAAGTCGGGGCAATACGGAAAGGGGTTTTCTTCACGCTCAATAGTCTTGAATAATCTGTATAATTCGATGAGAAGATTGCGTCCAAGACCCTCCATGCGTTCATCCTTGTTGAATAAATTCAAGCGCGTCGCTTCTTTATACAAGTCCAACGACTGGTGTAATAATATTCGCGTATCAGTTTTTATCGTCGGCTGTGTTTTGGTATCCAATTCAAAGTTCAGAACTTGAAGTTTTCTTGTTTGATATATTATGACATCCTCTTCCGGCAATGAATTGAATAAGGACAGCATTTAGGACTCTGAAACTTTTTATTATGTTCCAAGCAGATCAAAAAACACAACTACCCCCCTCCATTAACCTTTTTTTTTAAAAGTTCTGTATAGGTTAAGACAACTGAGTGATTTCAGACATATTAAAAGAAAAAAGTTCTGATTTATTTTTATGACTCTCAAAGTCGGACAATGGGTTGAAGAGTGCTAACAATTTTTTAATCGACTACGATAAAAGTACAAAGGTAGGATTGTTATCGAGTTGTAGCTGCGCGACTTTCTGATTGGACGTCAAAATGTACCGTTGGTTCTTGTACGACTTCATGGAGTCGATACAACATGCGAAAAAGCAAGGGTATTGTATGTTGAGGATCTTGAATGCAGAACTCGATAGCCATCCGATTTTCGCATAGTGTGTCTTTGCGGTAGAAGGCGCGACGTTGGTAGAAAACCATTCCCAGAAGAATTTAGGCAATCGGAGAGAGTCCGAGTCGATGCCTGTAAAGGAGCCATCTGGCAAAAAAGCCATTTTTGAGGGCAATGTCAGCAAGTTTACCATGCATCTCTTGTTGTTTCTGAAAAACACCGATGGAAGTCGTTCCATGACAAAGGGGATCCATGGATAGTGGTGCATATCTTTGGTTTGCAGCGCGTCCGGGAGACTTCCTCCTAGTCCGGCGCTTTCTCGGACAATCGAATACACATCGCTTTCTTTATCGTCCATCTTTGCAATCACCGATTCGGCAAACTGGGCATACCCCTTGAGTAAATCCGGCTTGGCCACCCACGCGTTGTTCAAAAAGAATGGGACTTCCTGAAGAAGCTGCTCGGGCAATCCCTTGACAACTGCCATAAGGGGCCGCAGCACACCAAAGCATCCCATGTCTGTGCCCGTAAGATACGATCCCGAAAACGCCAATACTTCGTGGTCAGCCTTGGCAAATTGGTCGATGAGCTTGGAAAACTTGTCCAAATCCACAATTCCTCCATGTACGGGTTGCATGTAGTGAGTAAAGTGCACAGTCCCAACATACGTCTTGTCACTCCACTCGGCTTCCTTCTGAAGCAAAAAAGAATAGGCCACGGCTCCAAAATAGATGGTCTCCGGGACCCTCAGAACTTTGGCCCAATCAAATTTACCAAATGTCTCAGTCGCTATTTTTTCAGACTCGTCGTCATGACATACGACATAGATGAGCAAGCTCGGGGTAGGTCCATCCCGAGTCTCCACGGCGCCCGCGTCCTTGTCCTTGATCTCCTCTACGGTGGCTGGCATATCCCGGAACTATTTAATGTATTGAAAAATAAAAAAAAATAATGATAAATTTGGTTTCGTACAACGTATTCGACCGACCATCCTCGGGCGTACCGTCCGGGAGGAAGATTCTAGCTGGAAATGAAGGACAGCTCGCAAGAATAATGGAAATCGCGCCCGCTATGAGGGCGATGGGTGTTTGGCCGGACGTGTTGTGTGTTCAGGAAATGTTCTGCCCTGGATTGGTTTGCCCACAGACCTTTCACTTTAGTTTATTGGAGGCGCGTCTTCGGTCCGAGTTAGGGCTCAAGTACAACACCAAAGTCATGAAATCTTTGCTTAGACCAATGAATTCGGGTCTGGTTATATTCAGCAAGTGGCCGATAGTCAAAAAGAAAAAGTTTGTGTTTTCGCTTCCGGGAACGCCCGAGGGACTCATCGCCAAAGGCTGTTTGTGGGCGAAAATACAGACCCCGACCCGATTCATCCACGTGATCAACTGCCATTTGCATTCTCAGCTCGGGAACTCGTCCAGCACCCTCCGCGAATCACAATGCAGACAAATATCAGAGTTTGTTGCGAAACTTCGGATCCCAACGACTGAAGCACTGTTTCTTGCAGGGGACTTTAACGACGAAAAATGCCAGCCGCGGAACTTTTCACAATTCCCATTTTTTCCGAGCCCCACAAAATCGTTTGACCGAAGATTCAACGAGCTTGTCGGAAAGGACGGAGGCGCATACAACTGCTTTCAACAATACGATAATAATCTAAGAAGAGAAAATAAAGGCTCAGCATGTCCCTGCTGTCTAACTCCCGCAAATATAGATAGGATATTTATTTGGAACAACAGCGTAAGACTACGGAAAACCCCCCGTGTGAGAGTGATCGTGCTCAAAAGCCGACGCCCTCTGAAACTGCCATGGAGCGGAGGGTCTTTTACTCCGAGATACCAGCAAAGCTCCCAGCTGTCAGACCATTTTCCAGTCATGGCGCAGATCGATCTCGGTTGATTTTGTCGCCGCTGCTGTGTTTTTCTAGATAGGCATTCATTCTTGTTTCAAACCCTTTTTGGGTTTCGAGTTTCTTAAAAATAATCTCGTCCGGGGTAGACGACTGCGAAAACGCACTTGTAGCAATCAAATAAAACACTTTGGCCTGATGCTGCCACCAATTCTTCCACGCAAACCGATTGAGAAAATTCCTTTCGAAAAACTTGAGTGTACATCTATATTCGTAATACGTCAAGACTTTTTTTGAATCGGTAAATTCTTGAGAATGCGAATTCTTTCTCATAACACGAGCGCGAAGTTGAAGAAGTTTTGAATAATTATCTATAGGTTCCATAACAAACATCGCGTCGGTGTCTTTGATATTATCCACTCCCTCCGTAAGCTCTGGCGCCAATAAGATGATCCTAGGTTTTGCATCCTGATGATCTTCGAACAACCTTTTAAACCAATCGGGATCCTTGGATTCATTTCCAGATTTTTTTCCATTGATTTCTTGATTAAGCTCTCCAAAACTCCAATCTTTCTTTTTTGATTGTGCATATGTTTTAAAGTTCTTTGTTCCCTGTTCAAATGCAGAGTATATAACGACTCGGTTGTACTTTTTGTCATCGATGACTTTGATGATGTCTTCAAACTTGGGATTTATAATAATATCAGATCCTTTGCCATTTTCCGACTGTGAATCCGTCGTAGCGGCAGCCAATCCGTCCATATTCATACGTAACCTTATCGCTTGCTTGTTCTCTTTGATAATGGCAGCCTTTTCTTGCAAAGTATATGCCAAATTGCCTATCTGCAGCCCAAACCTCCTGAGGTCGTCTGGTTCTGGAATGATTTGGCGCTGCATGTAATCTGTCCAGTTGGTCGTCATCCCAAGGAGTTTCATTTCCGTCTGCGTGAGACGTCCTGTTGCAAATCTAACAAATGTCTCGGCTTGCATCGAAGAATATCCAATACGCACGGAACATATACGAGACTTTCTGCTCTGGGAATCTCCATCTATCTCAGTGAGCAACTCGCACAACTTTGTTTTGGACGTAAAACGTCCAATGGAGTAACCGAATAGATTTTCGGCACTTTCTTTGGAAAATCCTTCAAAAACTTGTGTTTCCTTGGTGAGAAATCCGTATCCGATATAGTTGGAAATCTTTTTGAAAAAATCTTGTTCTTGCATTTCGTCAAGATCGTCTGGGTTCTTGATCATAATCAAAGACAAGATGAGTGGTATGATTCCGGAAAATGGAGAACTCATGGAATAATACAAGATAGTAGATATAATGGTTTTCGCCGTAAATGATTCGCCAAAAGGTGTTTTTGGCGTAAACTTTGTGACATCGGCGACTGGCACGTATTTCAGCAATCCTCTAATGATCTTATCTTTGCGTTTTTTATATTCAGGGATGTTGTCGGCATAAAAATCAGCAACGTCGCACAATTTACTGCCGAGCTGAGAATTCAAGATTTGGAATGTCATTATGGCGGTTATGTACCCCAGAAAAATAGACTTGATTTTTTTAGTCTTATAAAATCCACTCCGACGCAACCCAAGCTCGGTGAATGGTAGCAGCCACCCTGAAAAACTATTCTCTGTGGATAGTTTTCCGGCAGCGATATTCACTGCGTACAACAGATTATCGATGCTATCGTACAACAAAGTCCCAGTAAAAAGTAGCCTTTTTTCTACACTGCCGATCTTTTCCAACAATTCCGGCTTGCCATCTAATACTCTAGACAAGTTGTGAGCTTCGTCACAAATAACACATTGAATAGTCTCTCCAAAATCTTCTTCTTTCAAGTCATCATAGAAAACAAACCCAACATCAAGACCTTCTTTTTCTTCTCTTGATTGACGTTCCTGGATTTCCTTTTTCCACTGACTCTGCACGATTTCATTAGGTGTAATACATATCACTTTTTTAACCCAAGACAACATCCATAAGCATTCCACGCCCAGTAAAGTTTTACCCAATCCCATCTGCACGTCAAACACCATTCCTCTGCTCTTATTGGAAAAGTTTTGGTCACCCAACTCAAAAAACCTTTTCGATAATTTCTTTTGTAAATCGGTCAATCGCCTAGTTTGGGAATCAATAAAGTAAGATTGGCCCTCATTAGCTTCAGTATAAGTATTGCCGTCGATATTTACAAAAGAGTTAGATTTGTCCTCCTGAGTACTGCCGTCGCTATTTGTAATAGAGTTAGATTGGCCCGCTTTAGTTTCAGTATCAGTATCGCCGTCTCTATTTTCATTATTCTCCATTAGTTCCGTAGTCTCGCTGCTTAAACCCACTTTAGTTTTAGGAGTGCTCTCGGTGCTTGAAACCCCTTTAGTACTCATTTCGTTTTTATTTTAAATATACAATTTCGTTGAAAAGTGCACACAAAGAACGCGTCACTTTTTCACGATGAAGCGCAAAGCTAGTCAAGAGATCCCCAAGACTGACGGAGAGTATGTGCTGGAAATGGCTCTTTATCGACTTCAGCGGCTTGCTAACGCCATGCGGAAGGAGTACAAAAACAACTGCGACCGCGACCCCGACCGCATCCTTCGCATGAGCCAGGACCTCATAAAGCTGGAAAAGGCGTGGCACAACCACAAAGGAGACTCTGATATTGAAGAAGCAACTACAGAAGAGTACGACGACGACGGCGCCCCCATCTAAGAATTCATCATGGTGCTATGTCGAATATTGCCATCCTTGCCAATAAAGTACAGTTGTCCTTTGACGGGGGTTTCGGAAGTTTTCAAAACAAGTTCTTTCTTCTTGGGACCACCCCGACCTGCCACAACCCTCATTACAACAAGTTTACCGCTTAATGTCTGAACAAAATAAAGATACCCTTCTTCTCGATCGATTTTTGCGTAATTTCCCAACTTCGTGCCTTTGACCATTCTTTATTTCAAAAAACAGAAAAAAAAATTTGACATGCAAAAGTAAATCTAGTCATGAGTACGGCAATTATTGTCTATGTAGTTACGCACGACAGCCAGAGCGAGGAAATTGCCAGATCCGATTTTCCTTTTAGATGGGCTCGGATAATTAGAATTGCAAACAACCAGTATTTCGAAACAAATGCTTTTTCGGTTATACTTTCTAAACAGGCAGAGTGGAATGACAAGTATTATGTTGGCTTGGTACAGTATTCCTTTTTCCGAAAAGCAATGTCTGGATGCAACATCCAGCTTGTGGACGAAAATATCCCCAGCTATCAGAAATACGACTTGATTGCCTTGTCTGGCCGCACCTACCACGACCCGGATTGGTATCATGCAAATGTCTTGCAAAAGCTTCAGGTGCTTATGCAAAGTCTCAACATGCCGGAATGGTTTGGTCGTCATAATTCGGTGCCACAGTTTTTTAACAATGCTTTTTTGTGCCGTCCGGCGCTCATGGCAGAGTACTGTAAATGGGTCATGAATGCGATGAATATTGTGGAAACAACTCCCGCTCTGAAGCAACATCTCGATCAGGATTCTGGATATTTTAAGAAACACGCTCCTCTGGAAGTGCAACTAGCAAGCGGGAAGGACTATTACGACTGGAGAGCATTTTGTTTTGAGAGATTGCCTTGTTTTTGGTTTACTTCCAAGCAATGCAACATTTACTTTCTTAATTTTCCCCAATACAAAGTTGTTACCAGCTTTTCCAAACCCAGAAGAGTCAAACACAAGCACCGGCACCAGAGAATCAATCCAAGATCAAGGCGGGTAGTCAAGAAGCGGTACATACGGGCTTCTGTAAAGAGACCAAGATTGAGACGCCGGTTTTTCGGATACAGGACTCTTTTCTGAGTTTGTTTTGGAGGACCGATTTCAAGCTTTTTTTTTCTGACTGTAACCGATAAAGTATGAGTCTGGAGTTCGATGTGGTCGCAGCATTTTCCAACGAAGCACATATCATCACTGAATGGATCACGCATTATCTAAACGAAGGTGCGCGACACATATATCTTATCGACAATGCAAGTACCGACAATGTCAAGTCTCGCATCGAAAGACATCCCCGATTTGCAGACAATGTCATAACCTACATACACGAGCCGTCCAAGAAGATTTCTCAATCGACCATGATCAACAAAAACTTTGGAAAGCACAAAGCAGGGAAGTCGTGGGTGCTGGTGGTGGACATTGACGATTTCGTGTATTCTCGGGAAGACACCATCCGTGTTTTCTTAAACAAGTTCTTGACAGAACATAAAGATGCTTCTCAGATTCTCTTTCCAGTAAGGATTTTCGGGTCTTCTGGTCTCGTGCAACAACCAGACTCGGTCGTCCAAAGCTTTATTCAGCACATGCCATATTCAGCCAATCAGCCGATCAAATCGCTGGTGGATGCGTCCCGGATCATGAGTTTTGGCGTAAACCATCACTACACTTCCAGCGGCAAGTGCTACCTGTCCAGCGGACACAAAGCAACCCCGATCACAGAATCAGTACGCTTGCCGAATTCAGATTTTCCAGTTGTCGCGAATCGGTATGCAATACAATCCCTAGAAATATACATGAATATCAAGGCAAAAAAATCCAAGCAAAGCCAGCCCCGAAAGACAATAGATATGGTAGATGCAAATTGTACCGAGGAAAATAGAGAATTAGCTGATAAAGTCTATGAAAAATAAACAAATTGTTACAAAAAAATGGTCAAAATAATAGACTCGTTTATTTTCTTTAACGAACTCAACTTGTTAAAGTATCGTCTTTCTATTTTAGCAGATGTGGTGGATTATTTCATCATTGTCGAGTCTGCCCATACTTTTAGCGGAAAACCAAAACCCTTGTACTTTCTAGAACATCAAGCAGAATTTACACAGTACTTGCCCAAAATCAAACACGTAATATGCCCGGCTTCGCCCCCGGCTTCGCCCCCGGCTTCGCCCCCGGCTTCGCCCTGGGAAAGAGAAGCCTCTCAGCGAAATGCAATATTTGGAGCCGTAAAGGAATTGCAGATGGACCCCGCGGACATATTGCTCTTGTCTGATCTAGACGAGATATTCGACCCGGCGTTTCTGAAAACGCTCAGTCCAGTTACCGGAGTATTCAGGGCCAATATGGATATGTACTATTACAATCTCACGGTGCGTGCTGGGAAGCCCACAACCACCGCGACGATCCTCAACGTGGGATCGATGGCGCCCGATATAAATAAACTTGTTAGAATGAAAAAACCAGCCTTTCAAGACAAGAAATGCGGATGGCACCTTAGTTACTTCATGAGCATCAAGGACATAATCAGAAAGATCGAGTCTTTTTCGCACACCGAGTACAACAAACCCCAATTCAAATCAAAGCGCCGCATCCAGTTACTCATAGAGCGCGGCCATGATTTATTTGACAGAAACAACAAGAAAGTTCACGACTTTGCGGTCGTCCCTCTTTCCCAGAATCGCTATCTTCCGCCAAATCACCAAGTACTAATGGACATGACCAAAAGCCAAAGAGCACCGCGCAAAGCCTTTGGCCAAAGTCGAGGAATTGTTCAATAAATCATCGGTTGTTACAGAATTTTTTTTAAAGTGCGTTTGATATAGATTTATTTTTATGGCTCTTGATTATCGTCCGAACTTTTTGACATTTGGAAACTTGCAAAATGCAAAATGCAAAATGCAAAATGCAAAATGCAAAATAGATTTTTTGGAAAAAATTGTCCAAAGTCGGAGAATGGTTTGAAACGAACATAATTTTTAAGGGTGCGTAAAAATAAACAAGAGGAAAAATGGTCAAGAAAATAATTATGGTCTGGTTTGGAGACGCTGCGTTTACAAAGATTGTTCGGTCGATGTACAATGCTCTTGTGGCAAACAACATCCAGGTCAAGGTACTTTTAATTCTCAAAAACGCCAAGCCGCGCTGGAATCCCCGGAGGATGTATCTACCCATTCCACTCGTCCGGTTCTCTGTACTGCCAATGCACTACATTGCATATCAGATAGAGCAACCCAACTCCAAGTGGTTTAGTCCGGCATATGTAAAGGCATTTGCCAGGGCCGATATTGTGTGGAATTTCTATGCGTTGCAGCACGCGCCTGATTTTGTAAAAAACCATCGCCGCGCGGCACACTTCCCATTTTGCATCGAGCCACCGAAAAGAAGCATCAACATCAATCCCAATATTGATGTTTGTTTTGTGGGAACCATGAATGATCGTCGGCGGACGTTTTTCACCGCCATTAGAAATAAGAATCTCAATCTGATCGCAGCCACACAGCTCACAACAGCAGAACATGAAACTCTGTTGCTGAGATCCAAAATATACCTCAATATTCATTATTACGACGGTCCGCCTGGCTCAGTTCTGGAGTCGGCGAGAATAACGTACGCTATATCGAGAAATCGTTTTGTTGTTTCGGAGCCAAGCTTTATTGATGCAGAAAACACAGACTATGGGAGGTATGTTGCGTTCGGCTCCACTCCGGAAGACATCGCATTATTGTGCGAGAAGTTTGCAAAGTTAGAAGAAGAAAATAGAACAAAGTGGGTTGCGAACAACTCGGTCGTCCACTATGCACATCATTCGATTCGGAACTGGGTCCGAGACCACCGCGCAGAGTTGAATTTGACTTAGAATTTTTAACAAATGGTAACAAAGAAAAAAAAATGAAAGTCGTCATCGTGACTGCAATATATGGCACGATCGATGTCGTGAAACCAGTTCCAAGGCAATATGGACTCGAACGTCTGCAGTATGCCTGTGTGATTTTCTCCAACCGAACAATCCCGCGGTCCTCTGGATGGCAGCAAGTTGGATTGACTGATTCCGAAGAGGAGGAATATGATGAGGTCCAGCGCAGCAAACCAATGACCAACCCGGAAGTTCTAAAGGCGCGTTATATCAAAACGAATCTCCTCAACATCCGATCGATCAAAGACAAATGTGTTGATTTTGTAATCTGGATTGACGGTTCGATCAAAGTCTCGTCTTCGTATTTTGTCATGTGGCAGCTCAACATGTTGCAGTCCAAGTCGGTTTGTTTTTTCAAACACAACTTCCTGGATACCGCGCTAGAAGAAGTCGTACACAGTCTCCGGTCGGACGATCCATATCTTACGCGCCGATATCAACACGAGCCCCTCCGACAGCAGCTGCAGTACTTCTACTCGTGTGGGTTTACTGACGATTTCAGTGCTCAGACCGGTCACATTTCCAGTGGGATTTTCGGTATCCGCAACAATACAGAAATGATCAACTTTTGCAACCAGTGGTGGAAACAGATCGTGCAGTTCAGCATTCACGACCAGCTATGTCTCGGGTTTCTCATATGGCAGATGGATTTGCAATCGTACGTGGAATTCATCAGACTCTCCATCACAAACTCTCCTTATCATCAGTATATCAGCCACGTATGTCATTCGGAACATGGTGTAAGTAGAACCAGGACTGCTCCACGAATCCAGTCCCATCCCCATCCCCAACCCCAGTTCCACCACCCCCAACCCCAGTTCCACCATCCCCGCGTCCGCGTCAGCGTCCGCGCCAACCCTCAGCCCCGGCCCAGGAGGGTTCGGAACGTAAGCGCACGAGTACTCTTGCGAATGCAAAGACATCGACAAAGACTCTGGTATTTGCACAGACAGCGCCGCAGACGGATCCGCCGACATAAAAGATTTCCTCGATTACTATAAAAAAAAAAGGGATGTCGGTGGATTGCTTGCACATAGAGAGCAAATGTATCATGACTCCGGTGTATTCCAGGATCCTGAAATGGCGCGCGGATGGAAAAGGACTGGGCGTGCTCGGTCCTGCGAAATTCATGCAAATAGAAGCGTTTCTCAGCCAAAGCAAGTTTAAGAAGAAACGAGAGAGTATAAAGTTCCGGCAAAACCCAATCGTGACTTTCGGAGATCTACACGGAGACCTGTTGGTTTTGCTTGGATTGCTCAAGTTTGCAAACCTGATCGACTCGGACGGAAACTGGATTGGCAAAAACCACATTGTTGTTCAGCTGGGAGACTTTACGGATCGTGACGGAAGGCCCGATGCCAGTCTGGAAACCCAGAATCCACGAGAAGAAGTGGATATCATTCAGTACATGCAAGCGCTAGACGAGCAGGCGCGACAGAAAGGAGGGGCAGTCGTTTCTGTCATGGGAAACCACGAGCTTACGATTTTCTTTCCTAAAACGTTTCCTGAATATCTTATTTTCTGGAATGGAAACCAGGCAGATGGATGGGGCGGCGCCAAGAGAAAGCAAGAGTTATGCGCCAAAGGAGGGTTGTTTTGGAATTATGTCCGAAATGGCTATGTTCCTGCCATCTTGCAACTGGGAAACTTTGTCTTTCTTCACGCCGGACTTACTCCCACCAACGTTCAGACATTCTCGGGAATTTCGGAAATACAAAAGCTCTTCCTGAAAAACCTGGACGACCAAAAACTATCGGATGTAATGCAGGATATCTTTTTCACGCGCGAGTTGTCAGACGGTACTCTCCCAGAGATGGATTGCGTGGAGAAAATAAAAGTAGTCTTCCGGAAACTGGGGATTTCCTGGGATCTGGGAGGTGTTTGTGTTGGTCACACACCCCAACAAGACCTCGGCGCGTACTGCGGAGCCAAAGTGTGGAAGCTCGATCTTGCCATGTCGGAAGCTTTTGGAAAGGTTGGAAAATTTGGGTTTATGCACATTGTGCAAGAGCCACTCCATTCATGGGTATCGCTTCATACCGCGCACTCTCAGTTCAATGACTTTACAGAAATGACCGAGGTGGAAATCAAAACAGTAAAGTTCATGGATGGGAAAGTATTTTCGGCAGAAAAGGTCAAGCGCGTTTCTATGTAGGAGTATGTTCCACCAATATCCAGTCTTCTTCTTCTTCTTCTTCTTCTTCTTCCATTAGCCACCGCCACCAAACATAGATTATCGTATCGATGTATGGTTTGTACTCGTGATAAATAATTATTAAATATAGCAATGTTTTCAATTTCATCAAAGGTTTTTTTAATGTACAATCCAAAAATGGAAACTTATCCACTAGTAACAATAGCTGCCATTTCCTTCGCCATTCCGGGCGCTGGACTCGAACATTTCTTGGAATGCATCCACGAACAGACCTATCCCAAAAAACGTATTATACTTTACTTTCGTACCGACGGTGCCGCGGAACAAATAGAAACATGGATTTCCAAGAATGGAAACAAGTATCACAAGATCTTTTTTCACCAAGAACCATTATGTGGAATCACATGTCGTAAAAAGGGACAAGTC